TCGACCCCAACCGCATCCGTGCCCTGCGCGGCTACGTGCCCCTGTCCCGCTGGGAGCTGATCCCCGAGGACTTCACGATCACCGACTACTCCAAGCCCTCGCACTACCGGATCACCACCAGCCAGCGCCTGACCCCCGACCAGCAGGGCAGCTACGTCAATCTCCGCATCCACTCCAGCCGCATCGCCCGCTTTGACGGCCTCTATCTGCCCTGGAACGTCCGCGTCCGTAACACCGGATGGGGTCAGTCCGTCCTGCAGCTGATCTGGGAGTCCTACAAGCGCTACGAGAGCGCAATGGCCGGCCTCGAGTCGATGACCACCGACGCCGATCTGTTTGTCCACAAGATCCCTGGCCTGTTCCAGCGCATCGCATCCGGCAACGAGAGCGACCTGCGCAAGCGCTTGGAGGCCAACAGCCTCAGCCGCAGCGTCTACGGCGGCATGGTCGTCGACACCGAAGAGGACCTGAGCTTCCTCAACCGCGCTCTGAGCAACATCGCCAGCGCCACCGACCCCTTCATCAAGGACCTCCAAGCCGCCACCGGCTGGCCCGCTTCGATCCTGATGGGCGATAGCCCCGGCGGCCTGGGCAAAGAAGGCCGTTTCGAGGAGCGCATCTGGGCCGCCCTGGTCGAGCAGTGGCAGGAGGTCTACTGCCGCACCGCGATTACCGAGGTCTTCGACTACATCTTCCAATCCAAGGAGGGGCCAACCCGCGGCCGCGCCCCGCGCTCCTGGTCCGTCCACTTCCCGAGCGTGTTTACGGAGACGGAATCCGAGGCCGCCGCCCTGCGTCTGCAGATGGCCCAGGTCGACGCGCAATACATCAACCTCGGCGTGCTCAACCCCCTGGAAGTGCGCGAAGCCCGTTTCGGCGGCACCGAATACAGCATCGAAACGACGCTAAACCCGGCAGTCACCGAGCAACTGCTCGCGACGACGGACGCCCAGTTCCAAAGCCAGATGCTGGGCTACGAAGCACAACAGCAGGCCGCTCTCGCCCCCGCTGCGGAACCCCCTGAGACCGAGGACCCCGAAGAGCCCGAGGACGAATCCCCGCAGCCGAGTGCGGACACCAAGTCCGACGCCTTCGACCTCTACGAAGCCCAGGGCTTACGTATCCAAGTCACGCACCGCAGCGGCGACATCCGCGCCGGTTACCTCGTCGGTCCCGACGGCCAGCGCACCGACGCCAGCAGCGCAGCCCCGCTGATGATCTTCGGACCCAATCGCACCCGGGCCTACAAGCTCTACCGCGCCCGCTTCGCTTGCGACGGCGCCCTTCAGGACGGCCCCTACGCCACTGGGTTCGCTTCGATGCGCGCCGCCCGCAGCGCGGTGTCCGCTTTCTTCCCTCGGCAGACTGTGGCGGGGCTCTCCCCAGTTCCCGAGGGCGAACTCGAAGCCCTTCGTGCCGGTTGGGAGGCGTACTGATGGACAGCCAAGAGCAAGCCACCATCCGCACCGCGGCCTACCTGGCAGCCCAGCAGCGCACCGACCTGCGAGGCCCCCGCGCCACCCGCACCGGCAAGACCCGCGGCGTCGACTGCAACCCGCCCAACGTCAAATGCGGTGGTCGCTGCATCCCCCCTAACTGGGACTGCCGCCTGAAGGGCCAAGGCACCAACTCAGAGCTCCAAGCCCACCGCACCGATCCGCTGGCCGGCATCGCCTCGATCCAACGCGGTGCCAAGGACCTCGCCCGCGGCGTTGTCACCCTCAACCCCTCCCGTGTCCAGCGAGGGCGCAACTCCCTGATCCGGGGCGCCGTCAAGCTGACGCCCGGCGACAACCTGGAGCAGAAGAAACAGCTCAAGCGCCAGCTCACCGCTGCCAGCACGCCCGTGATGGCCGTGCTCGGGGTGACCTTGGTCGGCCTCGGTGCCCACGCCGGCCTGAAACGCGGCTTCCCCAGCTACCGCAACGGCGTCGGCGCCCAGCTCGATAGCGCAGCCACCCGCGCCGTGGATTCCGTTCTCGACCGGGTCCCTGGCATCTCCGCAGTCCGTGCCTCCCGCCGCGCCGCTGCTGCGGGCACCACTGCCGAGATCGCAACGGCCGTCACCCGCGGCTCCCGTATCCAAGCAACGCAGGCCGCTGCTGCCGGCAACCTCGGCCGCATCGGCCCGCTGAGCTTCCGCCCCAACGCCGCCGACTACGAAGCCAGCAACCTGCGCGCCAGCTTGGACACGCTGCAAGGCCGCGCTCGCTCCGGTGGCCTCAGCTACGACACCTGGAAGCAAGAAGCTGTCCAAGCCCTCTACGGCGCCAAGAGCCCCGGCACCCGTGCCGGCAGCCAGCGAGGCAGCATCTTCTCCGAGCACGCTGCCAACGAATTCCTGGTCTCACAGTTCGGCCTGCGCGGCACAGGAGCTGTCGGCAGCCAGGGCCAGTTCTCCACCGCTGCGCGCAACGCTCTGGTGGACACGCAGCTGTCCGAGCGCCTGGGCACATGGGGCGAAACCCTGCGCCAGGACATGCGCCTGCGCCGCTTCGTCGGCCCTGACGGTGGCATCCGCACCGAGGACGTCAACCGCTACATCCGCGAGGTCGGCGACAGCACGCTGAGCTCCCGCTTCGCTGGGCTCTCCGCCGGGCAGCGCAACCAAGCCCGCGTCGAAGCCCACCGCCTGATGCGCTCGGCCATCAATGGCAACAACATGACCATTGAGGCCCGCAGCCTGCGCCGCTCGCTGGTGTCCCAGTTCGACACCTACTTCGAGGGCGTCGCCCAGGGCATGCGCCGCAACGCCGCCGCCTCGGATTCACCCTTCGGCGATGGCATGACCGGTCTGGCCCGCTACGTCGGCCGCACGACCAACCAGCCGACGCAGATCCTGAGCCGTGACCACGCCGATCTGCTGCTGCGCAATCACTACCACACCCGTGTGATGCGCCTGAACAACGACTTCACCATCGGCGAGGGCACCGCCCGCCGCGTGGCCCAGCAGCTCACCCGCAGCACCGAGCTGCCCGATGCAGATTCCGCATACCGCATCCTCAACGAGAACGGCTTCCCCCGCCTCAGCCGCCGCGCCCCCGCCACCGGCCGCGCCCCCCAGCGCCTGCGCAACCTGAGCGAGCTGACCCGTGACATCCTGGGCCGATCCGGTAACGAAGGCATGTCCCGCGCCGCCGCCCAGCGCGAGGCCCGCCGCCTGATCGAGCGCAGACAACGTGGAGCTGATTGAGCGCTACAACCAGCTCCTTCGCACCACCGAGGACGGCACGCTGCGGCTGCTGAACCGCGTCCTCGATCAATCTTTCAACCGCCTGGTGCGCCGCTCTCGCATCTTGATGAGCGCTGGCTATGCAGATCCTGCATCGCGCAGCCTCGCGTTGCTCCAAGAGTTCCGGCAACTCGTCCCCGCGTACCGGCCAGACCGCGTCGACGCCTACGACCGCGTGCTTCGCACCCTGCTTGGAGAAGCCAGCACCCGTGGCCTCGAGGTCGCTGACGAGCTCACCGGCCAGATGGCCCCTGAGCGCCCGCGCCTCGATGTCTCCATCCCGCTGCAGGCCACGGTGGCCGCCGCTGCCCAAGCCAAGGGCTACCTGCGTAAACACGGTGAGCGCTTCGCTGAAACCTCAGCCGAGGTCGTCGCCATGGGCATCGCCGAAGGCCGCGCCACTGACGCCATCGTCCAGGACATGCGCCTGCGCCTGGGTGTGGTCAAGTCCCGCGCCGACGTCATCGTCCGCACCGAAGCACTGCGCGCCTACAACGACGCCTCGAACACGTACTACGCCGCGCAGGGCATCGATCTGGTGCTCTACTACGCCACCGCAGACGACCGCGCCTGCCCGATTTGCGCACCGAGGGCGGGCAACATCTACCGCCGCCCGGACATCAGGGTCCCCCTGCACCCGCGCTGCCGCTGTTACCTAGCCCCCTGGGCTGCGGACCTAGCCGCCATGGACAAGGATTACGTGGCCAGCCGAGGCCGGCACGCCCGCGAAGTCCAACAAGCCCTCCTGCGCTCCCGCATCGAGGGCATCGACCTCAACAAGGCCGCTGTGTTCGAGCAGATCGCTCCGATCCCGCTCTAACCGCCCTCCGTAGCCTGGCTTATACAGCCTGGGCGGACGCGCCCTGCCTGCCATGCCCGCCACCAAGAAGTCCGCCGCTTACGAGAAGGGTCTGCGCGAAGGCCGCGCCGACAAGAACAAGCCCTCCATCGAGATCGAAATCAACCCCGAGGGCGAGGAAGAAGAGGAGATGGGCACCGAAGAAATGGATGCGATCAAACCCCACTCCCGCAAGCGCAGCTCCAAGAACGCCAAACACACCACCCCGGCAGCTGACGGCTACGGCCTGAAGCAGCCCATGGACGCCGAATGCGGCTGCGAAGGCAAAGGCCGCAAGGGCAAAGCCTCCTGCGACGGCAACTGCGGTGGCTACGGCAAGAAGATGGACGCCCTGAGCCCCCAGGAGTACTTGGCCGCCTGCGACCTGGGCATCCAGCACCGCTCCCGCGCCTACATCCGCGCTCGGTTGGACGCCGCGGAGCGCCTGGACCTCAAGTGCGGAGCTGGCTCGATCTCCGAGGGCGAAAAATGCACCAAGGGGGCTGCACAGAAAGCATCAAATAACAAGCCATCATTTGGTCAGCGCGCAAAAGCTGCAGGTAGTCTTCTTGCATTAGGCGCGGGCGTGACCGGCCAAGCTGCTTTTACCGGTGCTGCTATTGGCGCGGGACTCGCTGGTAACACCCAGGCTGCAGGTCGGTTTACCCAAGCAGCCGCAGGCTTTGGTGCTATTAAAGGGCTCGGACTGGCTGGGCTGGGAGCCAAGTCTGCCGCCCGGAAAGAGTTGGCAGGAGCGGCTCTCGGTGCTGCAACCGGCAGCTACTTGGCGGGGGATCTAAAAAAGGGAGCAAACGCAGTCGGACGCGCGCGCAAAGAGGGCGCCGCTATGACCTTCAAGCGCCTGCGTTATGCCCGCGCCAATGCTCAAGGTACTCAGCGAATTGCTGCGTTGCGCAATGCACAACTGCCGCAGGCTGAAACTATGTACGGGCGGATTACGAATCCTTGGGCACCAAGTGTGCAGCGTCCCAAAAGCCGCCGCGACTCCGTCTACGCCGCCGGCTTCTCCCCCGAGCTCGATCAACTGGCGATCTAAGCCATGGCCCTGACCCCGGCCACCGTCCGCCTCGACGCCTGCTGGAAGGGCTATGTCCAGGTCGGGATGAAGCGCAAGGGCAAACGTGAAGTGCCCAACTGCGTTCCTGCCTCCTCCGGCGTCGCCAAACCTCGTGCTCAGAAGGACACCGAGGACGACAAGAAGTACACGAAAGTCGTCACCAACCCCGAGACCGGCCGCAAAAACCGCATCCGCTACGGCGCCAAGGGCTACCGCATCGCCCCCGGCACCGACAAAGGCGACCGCTACTGCGCCCGCTCCTTCGGTGACATGAAATCCGAGGGCTACGACTGCTCCGGCGCCGAGAAGAACACCCCGCTCTGCCTGTCCCGGGCCAAGTGGAAGTGCTCCGGCAAGACCAGCCGCCGCGATGCCGACGGCATGGCCTGCGGCCAGGGCCACATCGCCCGGGGCAAGAAATGCCACAAACGCGGCGCCTTCCCCACCGGCAAAGCCATCGCTGCGGGCCTCACCGCCGGTGCGGTCGCTGCTTTGACGCTGAAGGGCAGCCGCAAGGCGATCCTCGGCAGCCCTGCAGCACTGCGCCGCACTGCGCAGCGCGCTGTCACCGCAGCCGTCCACCAAGCCACCGCCCCCGACCCCTCGATGCGCCTGACCCCGAGGGCGTTCAACGAGGCCAAGCGTGCGCTGAAACGCTCTGGTGTCCAAGGTGGCATGCGCCGCCACAACCTGGCCCTCGAAGCCCTGCGCCGCCGCACCGAACCCGGCTACCGCAAGCCCCGCTTCCCCGAGCGCAAAGACGGCGCCGTGCCGCAGTTCATCCCGTCGGCCCACATCGACCCCGCCCGTCAGCGCCGTGACGCTGCGCTCACGCCGGGAAAGTCGCCCGCCTAGCGCGCACCGACGCCCCCGAGGGCGGTTACGGAAAGCCCTGCGGTGAATCGCACATTCCGAAGGCGCATAAGTGCAGTAAATCCGCTGCACCTCGGACCGGCGCTGCGCTCCGCACCGCTGCCAAGATTGCCCTCGCCGCCGGTGCCATCGCAGGAGGGGCCGCCATCGCCAAAAAAGCCATGTCCATGGAGGAGTGGCGCCGCCACCCCGACAACCCGCGCAACACCCCCAAGCTCTCCGCCGAGGAAAACCAGCGGATCATCGATGAGGCCCTGGCCGCCGGCCAGAAATGGGACGTCCAGGAGCGCATCAACGCCCGCCG